TTTCGCCCAAAACGCCTCTCAAGCCACCCCCGAACAACAGGTATTGATTGCCACCCATATCCAAACTTACGGTGGCTATAAGGACTATGTTCCCGACCAATACGGCTACTGCTCGGCTTGGTAGGTTGGCACGGCGTATTCCAAAGTCGCTATAGTGGATGCCGAAAGGCGTTCCTTTCCAAATCATCAGTATCAGCAAAAAGTCCTCACGAAAGGTTCGTGGGGATTTTTTGTTTATTGGCTTGATTTGCCCCACCACATCAGTTATCATTAGTCCTATGGCTAACGAAACCAAACAGATGACTGCGGTTTCACTATTTGCGGGCGTGGGCGGTTTCGACTTAGCACTAGAGCGCAACGGAGTGAATGTCGTAGCGGCAGTAGAAATTGACAAACACGCACAAGCAGTGTTGGCAAAGCAGTTCCCAAATACAAAACTATTTAACGATGTCACGGAGGTATCGGGTGAGCAACTTATTTCAGCAGGATTTGACCCAAGAAACGGAATCCTTGTCGGTGGATTCCCCTGCCAAGACCTTTCCGTTGCCGGAAGACGTGCAGGGCTGGCTGGAAAGAGAAGCGGCCTCTTCTACGAAGTCGCGCGCATCATCGAAGAACTCCAACCGGAGTGGTTCGTCCTCGAAAATGTCCCCGGCCTTTTATCAAGTCANCNGGGAGCAGATATGGGAGCAGTTGTCGGAACGCTGGTTGACCTCGGGTACGGCGTCAGTTGGCGGGTGTTGGATGCTCAATACTTCGGAGTTCCCCAGCGGCGGCGTCGTGTCTTCATCGTTGGCCGACGTTCTAGAGACTGGCGAAGTACCGCAGAAGTATTATTTGAGCGCGAAAGCGTGTGCGGGGATTCTGACCAGAGCCGAGCGACGGGGGAAGAAACTACCCGAACCGCTTTTACAAGCATTGAAAGCACAAGCGGCGGATTACAAGCCGGAGTAGCAAAGGGGGGAGTGTCCGTCACAGATGAGAACACGACCAACCCTTTTACAAGTCAGGATTTGCTGAATACTCAACAGGTGTAGGCACACTACGCGCCTCATCTTCGCAAGAAGACCACATTCTTGTTGAGCAAATCGGCTTTTCCGGTAGCAACTTTAACGGTTATGCTGAAACGCCCCAGATGGCTACCCTCGTGGCGACCGATAGCAAGAGAAGCGACAAGGTAGTTGTAGAGCGCCGAGTCAACTCTATGTATGGTGAAAAGATTGCCCCTACCCTCACGGCAAGTGGCAACGACTACATCGGGCTAGGCGTTCCTATGGTTTCCGTTGATACGCAAGAGCCAGTATTCGGTGCTTTTGAGGAACTATGAGCGAGAACGACCCAATCGTTATCCCAATCCAAGACGGTCGGGGTATGAATCAGAAGCAAAACGGATTTGGAGTTGGTGAAGAGGGCGACCCTGCTTACACACTCACAGCCGTTGGCGGTGCTTCGGTAGCCGTTGCCTTTGATGAATACAACTTCTCGATTAGCGATACTCACCACACACTTCGGGCCGGAACTCCACAATCCACTGGCGTTATCCAGCCTGTCGTATTTGAGCCGGGTGCTATGAGCCGTATTGAGGGTCACGACCCTGCTGAAATAGCCCCAACCCTACGAGCCCATATGGGAGACAATCAGTTGGCACTCTTTTACGAAGAAGAACTACCAACAACCCCTACGGGGAATCTAACCCCTTGGCCAGAGATGGGTCAGCCAAATATGGTTTATCGCACCGATACCGTGACTAGGACAGTCGATAACAATCGCCACCTAATCCTCACGCAAGCGGGGCAAGAAACGCCAACTGCTGAAAACAATTCAGAGACAGGTTGCCTAACCCCTTGGCCCGAAATGCCCCAGCCCTACAGAGTTTACGGAACAGAAACGGTGACAAGAACTGTGGACAACAACCGACACAACATACTTACGACTATTCCTATTGACATCAGAAACGCAACACGACCACCAGACGGAGAACAAGGTATGNGTATTGGCGACAACGGCGACCCCTCAACAACAATCACCACAGGCCGAGTGCCGGGTGTATTCGCAGAGGGCGAGGAATCATTCTCGGTCTATGAGAACCAGCGTTCAGAGGTTCGTGAGCAAACGGTATTTAACGCCCTAACGCTCGGTGGCGGAAAGCCCGGTCAGGGATACCCCACAATCAGAACTCGCTCGGTAGTTCGCCGCCTCACTCCTATCGAGTGCGAGCGCCTACAGGGATTCCCAGACGACCACACGCTTCTCCGTGCTGATAGCAAGGAACAAGCCAATGTCCATCGCTACAAGCAGATGGGTAATGCCGTTGCTGTTCCTGTTGTTGAGTGGGTAATCGCCGGAATCGTTGAGGTTCACGGATGACCACCCAAGCGTTCTCGATTGACTCGCAATCATCGAACTCAATGAAGAGTCGGAATCCTGTATCGGGATGCCGACTTATCAATCTCTCAAAAACGCTAGATACGGCCTGTCTCAACCCAACTTGTAATCAAGGCGGGGTGATTATTCTCCACAAAGGGGGTGCTGTCCGTCGCCTCACACCGTTAGAGAGCGAACGCTTACAGGGCTTTCCTGATAATTGGACAGAAATAGCGACAAACCCTAGCACTTCAAGATACAAACAAATAGGAAACGCTATTGCCGTTCCACTAGTGGAGTGGTTGATTGGCGGAATTATTGAAGTTCACAACAAAGATGAGTGAGAATAAAGACGAAATAGTGATGCCGACCCTATTGGCTGGTATGGGCGATTCTGCCGTAGGAACGACCCAAGATGCCTACATACTCAAGTATCTTGCCTATTCGATTAGGGAAGATGCCAAAGCAAATACCTTTAGCGCCACACCCGTAGATGTTGCTGGCACTATTTCAGCACATCAACCAAGCGTTCAGAGCCACCACGCTCAAGTGTTCGCTATCCACCCAAAGCCACGCCGTCTTCTACCCGAAGAGTGCGAGCAACTACAAGGCTTCCCTATCGGGTGGACAGACAACGGCCAAATTGACCGATACCGATTCAAGCAAATGGGCAACGCAGTCGCCGTGCCAGTCGTTGATTGGGTCATCAAAGGAATCGTAGATGTCCACAACCGATAACGACAGTCTTTATGTGACCAATCGTAGGACTGGCGCTGTAGATGAACACAAGGGCGTTTCACCAACCTTGTTGGCGTTTATGGGAACCGGTGGCGGAAATATTCCAATTCTCGGCGGCCAACACCCACACGCAGCCGTAGGAGAGGGCGTTTCACCAACTCTTACTGCCGCTTCAGGTGGCGGTGGCGGTCACACGCCAGTAATCGCTAGTGAACTATCGGTTCGCCGTTTGACACCAGAAGAGTGCGAAGCCCTACAAGGTTTTCCTCGTGGCTGGACAGAAATCAACTCCACCACCAACCGATACAAGGAAATGGGAAATGCCGTAGCCGTGCCTGTGGTGAATTGGATTATTGAGGGAATCGTAAAGGTTCACAATGAGCGTAAGTAGGAAAGTGGCGTTCTGGTCTGGTAGCGGCTTCTTTATCGAAACCTTTGCCGATGGTGATGGTGCGTTCAGACTAGTAATTCACACCCCAGACTTTGATACGCTAGAACAGGCTCAAAAGGCCGAGACTTATTTCCAAAACCTAGTGATGAAGAGAACCAATGGCTAAATGCGCAGGACACAAGTGGATGCTGAACTTGAGTATGAATCCCAATGTTTTCTGCTCTCTTTGCTATGTCCAATTTAAGCCAGAGAACCAGCAGATTCCTTATTACGGAGTAGTTCCAAACAAGTTTAAGGACAACCAAAATGGCTAGGGGCGATAAGCGTAGTTTGGAAAAACTTGCCGATGCGCTCGAGAAGCAAGCAGAGAACTCTTCGATTATGGCAAAGAGTCTCCAAGTAGCCAGTATCTCCAACCGTGCGCTAGCGGAGTCTTATGCTGAAATGGAAGCCGAGCGCGACCATTATCGGATGGCGTTTAACCTAGCCGTTGGGCGTTTGGCGGCCTATGCCCCTAACATTCCGTCACAGGCTCTCGTAGAGGGAATCTTGGGCGAAGCGTTTGCTGAAATCACGAACAGGCGTTCGGAAACTGTGCTATCCTCTTTAGATGACTTACCAGACACGAAACTACCTCACGCCAGAGGAATCCCACAATAGAGATGAGAAAGTAGTCCAATACATCATTTGGTATTGGGAGAAGTATGGCTTTCCACCCTCAATCCGTTCTATTGGCAAGGCCGTAGGAATCCCCGGTCCGGCTACCACTCACGAAGTCATCAACCGACTAGTTCGCCAGAAGCGAATCGTTCGTGACCCCGTAAACCACAAAATCCGTATCGTAAATAACGGAAAGAAAGAAACCTGCGTTCACGACTGGCGAGTGAAAAAGATAGTCAAGGGCATAGCCAAACTCATCTGTGCCGACTGTAAGCACACGACCGAGGCGGAATACGCCCCAGACGAAGACACGCCGTTAAAGGATTTGCTGAAATACCCCGGCAAAATCAACTAGGGTAGAAGCACACAAGGAGTAATAATGATTCTCAACTGGGAAGAACTAGATTTCAATCAAATCCGCGCCAAGAACGGCCCATACGAGTTCGTTCTTTGGACACCCGAAGACGAGGGCAAACTATCGGAACTTCGTATTATTCGTCGGGAGAACACGGGCGGAATGATTACGCCTATCCAAGACTTCTCACTCTTCGTTCGCAACCAAGAGGGCGGCAAGGAAGTTGCTGAAGCGATTATGGCTGTATTCCAAACTGTCTCGGAATACAACGAGTTCACGCCACTCCAATAAGCCCCTCACCCAATCGGGTATCCAAGTTATGTCACACCCTATTGAGTAAGATAGACCCTATGGAATCCACACCAGTCTCGCTCGGCCCCAAGCCCTACGGCGTATCACCAAGCCGAGTAAATCAGATTGAGACTTGCCCTCGCCAATACCAATACTCCACTATCCAACGCTTGCCCGAGCGCAAGAAGATGGAGACATACCGAGGAACGGTATTCCACGCAATCCTCGAAGAGATGTTCAATCGAACTGCTGAAACGCCAGAAGAGCGAACCCTTGACTACGCCCTTGCCTTGATGCGAGAGATTTTTCGTGGGCTCGTGACCCAAGAGTTTGCTGAAGAGATGGGAATAGACGAACAGGGTATCCAAGTGTTCGGTCGTGACCTAGCCAAATACATACGCACCTACTTCACTATGGAAGACCCAACCCAAGTGGTAAACGAGGGTATAGAGATAGAGATGAAAGCGGATATGGGCGGATGGATTCTTAAGGGAATCCTCGACCGCCTAGACCGAGATGACAAGGGCAACCTAATTATCGTGGACTACAAGACGGGCAAAGTGCCGGGCGACAAATACAAAGCATCAGCACTTCTGCCAGCCAAAATCTATGCCTACCTCTGTGAGACAGTTCTAGGTGAGCGGCCTACGGAAATCCGATTGCTCTATGTCCAGTTTGGAAAAACCCTCGTAGTAGAAGTGACCGATGAAGATGTCACCTACGCCGAGAAGCGAGTTCGTGAGGCTTGGGCCAAGATTGAGAATTGGTATGACCTACAGTTCTTCCCGCCAGTTCCAAACAACTTGTGCGAGAAATGGTGTTCCTTTAAGGAAATCTGTCCTGTCTTCGCCGTTCCTGAATATTCTCCTTTCTAAGTAATAATCCCCTTTTCAGCACTTGTTTGCGAGTAGAAACACGCCCCTAAGAGTTCAACCCTTGACGATTTGGAAAATGCCTCTACGCTTTTCATTGTCAAGACCTTTGGTATTCGCTAAAGGTGAAAGTTCTTAGGAGAAGATGTGGCACGAAAGTTAGTGCGACTCGCTATCAAGGAGACGTCGGGCGTTGACCGTCCGGCCCACCTACACGATGGTTGGGCTGTAATGAAGTCTGCCTCTCAATCCGACGTGACCGCCGTTCTTGACGAACTGCGCCCTGAAATCCCTTCCGTGATGGAAGCGGTTGAGGGGACCCCAGCCGAAGTTGAGAAATCAACGGAAGCAACGGTAGAGGCGACCGCCTCTGCTGAAATTATCCAGACTCCACAGGAGGACACTATGAGCGAACTGCTCAAGGCAACCCCAGAGGTTGTAGTAATCCCAGAGGCTGCGAGCGAGGAAGAGATTATCAAGGCGATGCCCGCCGTTATCAAGAAAATGCTTGATGACTCAAAGGCTGCTGCTGAAGAGGCTCTTCTAAAGGCTGCTGCGAACGAGCGCGCCCTTATCAACGAGCGTGAAGCCCGTGCTGATGAGGCCGCTGTAATCAAGGCTGCCGAATGGTCGCACCTCAACTCTGACCCATCAATCCTCGGACCGGCTCTTCGCCGTCTTGCCGAGACTGACGGCGCATTGGCTGACGAAGTTGTTAAGGCTTTGGACTCCGCTAACTCGCTGCTTGAGTCAAATGTTGTATTCACCGAAGTAGGTTCCAGCGAAGTTCCTGCTGCTGACGACGCTTTCGCAAAGATGGAAAACCTCGCTAAGGCTGCTGTTGCCTCTGGCGTTGCCCCATCATTCGAGGCTGCGCTCTTGTCAGTTGCACAGACCAACCCTGACCTCTACACCCAGTACTTGAACGAAAAGGCAGGTCGCTAATGGCTTGGGAACAGAATCCATACGCAATCAAAATCACTTGCTCACCCGACACCACCGGAATGACGCAGTTGGCCAACACGAACTTCTCTGCGCCTTTGGCACAGTTCTCGTTCGTGATTGTTTCAACTAACGCGAACCCAGCGGGCAACCCAGCATCACCTTTGGTGAATGTTGTGACCGCTTCAACGCAGCGTCCAATCGGTGTTCTTCAGAACGCACCAAAGGCCCGCTACTCGGCCGCTGGTACTCTTGAAGGCGTTGACGAGGCTGAAGTCACTATCGCAGGAATCACCAAGGCTATTGCCGGTGCTGCTATCTCTGCCGGTGCTGCTTTGTCAGTCAACACTTTGGGCCAAGTGGTTCCAGTCACCTTCCCATCTAGCGACACCACTGCTGACCCCTACTTCATCGTAGGAACGGCTTTGACTCCTGCCGCTGCACAGGGCGACTTAATCACCATTGTCACCGACTGCGCCGCTATCGGCCGCGCCGCTTAATAGAAAGGACTGACCAAAAATGGCACAGCCCAACGTAAACAACGTTCACATCGACGCAATCTTGACCAACATCTCGGTTGCTTACTTGCAGAACACCAACAACTTCATCGCTGACCGGGTTTTCCCAGTTGTCCCAGTGGACAAGAAGTCTGACTTGTACTTCAAGTACACCAAGGAAGACTGGTTCCGTGACGAAGCACAGCGCCGCGCTGACGGAACCGCCTCGGCTGGTTCTGGCTACGGTCTGCAGACGGACACCTACTCGGCCGACGTCTACGCTTTCCACAAGGACATTGGCGACCAGACCCGTGCGAACGCCGACAACCCCTTGAACCCCGATATGGAGGCGACTCAGTTCGTGACCCAGCGTTTGCTGCTCCGTAAGGAAGTTCAGTGGGCTTCGGACTACTTCGCCGCCGGCGTTTGGTCAGTGACCGTGACCGGAACCACCGCTACTGCTGTTGCAGGAACCGTTTGGTCCGACTACGTGAACAACCCAACTTCATACACCTCTGACCCAATCGCGCAGGTTGAGAACGCTAAGGCGTCAGTTCTGCAGACGACCGGATACGAGCCAAACACTTTCGTTCTTGGCTACAAGGTATTCCAGACTCTTAAGAACCACCCTCTCTTGATTGACCGCTACAAGTACACCCAAGCCGGTGCTATTG